CGTACACTTCCAGGAGTCTCCGGTTCGTGTCCTCTGCACCTTCCTTGTATGCCTCTGCGACCATCTGTTTGAGTCTCGGTTCTAACATCTCATAAACTTTCTCGATTATCATTTGCGTACTCCTTTCAATCTCCTTGCGATCTCGTAGATCACGTTGACTGTGACAGAATTACCTGCCTGTTTGTAGAGCTGACTGTCCGAACAGACACTTGCCGCTCTCTCAAAATACTTGTCCGGAAAACCCTGTAGTCTGAAACATTCCTTTGGTGTCAGCTTCCGGATCCTAAAATCTTCTGCTACCGTTCCCACCTGGCACCCTGTGTCAAGTGTTGGTGCTGTCTTACCTTCGTCTATCACTCTTGCTCTCCTTTTGGTCGAGGAAGGAAATGCCAAGTCAATACCCCCCCGATTCCGACTTCCAGGTAACCCTTTTTAGTCGCATTCCTTACTCTTAACTTCTTCATCTCGTACCTCTATCAGCAGAACCATTCCGGATAACGTCTTGTCTCGTCCGGACGAAAGTGTCAGACATGGTGCTATAAAATCCTCTCGGATCCTTATTCCTTCGTCATACCGGAAGTCTCCGACGTAACACCCCCCCCTATTTAATTTTCGTAGATCTCTTATCATGTTCCATTACATAGGTCGTCCAGAACCCTGGAGTCGAACCACACGCTGTATCAAGTGTGTTTGATATCTCTGTTGGTATTAACTCCCCTTTGATCTTATGACCTATTACTCCTTGTGATGTCCGTTGACCTTGAGGAATGTCTGTCTGTCTGTCTGTCTGTCTGCAACATATGTGCCAACACTGTTCCTGTCGCCTGCAGCCAGAGTATTACTTATCACTCGGTTACCCAGTCGCTGTCCTTGTAGTTCAGCAGTCTCCTCACTGTATGCTCCGAGAGGAAATATTTCGGATCCACTGATTCCTCCAAGATGTCCGACAATGAAACATCTCTCCCTATTCTGTGGAACTCCGAAATATTTACTGTTAAGCACTTGCCATTCCACGCCATACCCAAGCTCGACCATGCTTCTGATGATCGTCTCGAACGTATACCCCCTGTCATGGTTGAGGAGTCCTCTGACGTTTTCAGCGAATAGATATTCAGGTCGTCGAACTTCAGCCAGTCGCATGACCTCAAAGAATAGAGTGCCTCTCGTATCACTGAAACCGCCTCGCTTTCCAGCAATTGAGAAACTCTGGCACGGAAATCCGAAACAGTAAACCTCTGCCTCTGGGAGATCATCTGCTCGAACCCTGGTAATGTCATCTGCATACCATTCTCCATTTGTGTATTCATCCTTTCTGACTTCTGTGAGTCTGTCCTTGAACGGCATCTCCAATAGTTTCTGCCGCTGCTCTTCTGTTACCGTGTGCATCATCCGGTAGGATGCATCTGCATATTTGTCTATCTCGCAGTGTCCTACGCATTCATGACCTGCCATCTCCATGCCGAGTCTGAATCCGCCTATACCTGCGAAGAAGTCTATGAATCTCATATCTCTCTCTTTCTCTATAAATAGATATATTTATATATAGATATATCTATATTTATTATTATTGTTATTGTTATATTTATGATATGAACTTCATATCTTGAGTCTTATGAAACTCATATGAATAACATATGTTTTTCATATGATTCACATATCATTTAGACATGACTTTCATACGTTCTTCCAATGGCAGCGACTCCCACTCTTCTTTTGACATGCCACCGTACTGTCTGTTATTTGCCCTGGACTGTGAATATTTTCTTTTTCGTTCGGTTTCATACTCCATCCGAGGATTGACATATACGTTGCCCTTCTTCTTGAATTTCCGCTGCACTGCCTTCGGAAAACTCTTGTACTCTTCCGGTTCTATTCCACCTTCTATGAACTGATTGTTCAAAGCTCTGATGTAGACACCGACCTCTTCGTCCGTCATCTTCCTGGTGCCTGCCATGAAACTCTCCGGATACCAGTTCACACAAGGACACTTTAGTTTTTCCATTCCTTGCTCCTTATATTTGTTTAAGAGTCCGCCCAGAACGTGTATGCGACCACAAGTGTTATGTACCAGTTATAATTTGTGGACGGACTCTCAAATTACTTCACGTTGCCTTGCCACTCTCTTGATATCTGTGCGTCAAGGATCCTTATCTTTAACTTAATGATGTTGATTGCCTCGAATGCTGTCTGATGCATCGTCTCTGCCACGTCTCTCTCGAACCTCTTCTTGGCGACCTCGTCCTCTCCGTAGACCACCTTGTCGATCAGAGTGACAGGCATGTCCTTCGTCTCTCGGAGTCGCAGCGCTGCTTCTCGGAGACATACTTTGTAGTCTCTCTCCGCTTCTGCCTTTGCGAGTCCGTACTTCCGGAGCTGTTTTCCTGCCACTGACAGTTTGTTGCACAGATCATTCATCTCGTTAATGAGATCGTAGTCCATACTCTTCTCCCTTCTTATAAACCAGGTCGTCTTCCGACCATCCTTCGTAATGACTCGACAGATGATTTCGTACTATGCTATGCAGTTTCTCCATCGTTACACCATCTCCTTGATCCATCCTTCTGTGACAGTCTCTGCACATCGTGACGATATTCTGTTCGATGCCGAGTCCGCCTTTGGATCTTGGAATGTAATGTGCTTCCGGAAGTCCAGGCCTGCCGCATATCACGCACAGTCCTTCATCTCTGTCGTAAACAATCCGCTTTGTCTTCTGCGAGATGGCTAACGCTTTAGCTCGCTTGCTTGATATGTTCTTCATGCAGCCACCTCTCGAAATCTCTCTTCATTGGGAATCGTCCGTGCTCCATGCACATGCCCATGTACTTCAATTTCGGCAGATACTCCTGGATGAACTTCGGATCATACTCGCACGGAATGAAGATCCTCTTGGCCTTGTCGATAGGAAGGAAGTAGTTCTTGTAGTGTTCTTCCGTCAGTGGATATGCGAGGAACGTCAGCTCTGTGGATCCCATCGCATACATCTCCACCTGTGCCTGTCTCCAGTATGTCTTGGACACCTTGAATTCCTTATCGTCCTTGAACGTCTTGACCTCGATGATCTTCTTGCCCACGTTGCCGTCGTAGTTGACTCGCAGATGCAGTTCCGGAATGACTATCTGTTTATCCTTCTCCACAAGCGGGATCGTATCGAGCAGCGCATGTTCATAAAAGGTTCCTGCAAGCGTGTATCTGTTCTGGAACTTCGGCTTGAAGTTCAAACCCATCTTGCTCTGCCACCATTTGAAGAACGTGTCCGTCTCCCAATTGCCTACCACGAACGACGTGTCGGATGCTCCGATGTATCTGCTTCTGTCATGGTTCGTAATCATAATTCACGCACCTTGTTCTCGATCCTCTGCAGCTTGTCGAACCATGTGAAGATTGCCTGGAACTCCAGGAACTCCATGCCGCATGCAGCAGCCATCTCTTCGATACTGATGCCGCCTGCCATCTTCACGGATATCAGTTCAGACAGTCTCTGTTTGCACTTCATAAGATCGTGCGATGAGAGATCGTCTTCTGTGCTCGTGCTGCTCGTCTCGTCTCCCTTGATCCACAGATCGAAACCGAGGCCGGTTCTGATTGCGACACCCTTAACGAATGCCCTTGCGTGTGCGTTTGATACCCGGAGCTGATTGATGGTGTCCTCTCTCACGACGTAGACACCGTTCATCAGTGGATAGTTCTGAATGAACTCCAGGTCGTCGATCACGATTTTCACTCTGACTTCAAAGCATCTGTTCCGGTTTCCCTTTGAATCCGTGAACGGCTCGTCCACCATGAACAGCGTGGATCCATTCTTCTCGTTGACCAGTGGTTCGTAGTACACGGTCTCCGCACCATACTCGTGAAGCAGATCGATGCACTTTGCCCAGTTCAGATACGGAACTTCGATCTTCTTGCCCTGGTCGTCTCTTGCTTCTCTTCTTTCGCAGAACTGCGTGATGTCGATTTTTCTTAACTCGTTATAAGGTTTTAACATTGCGTACTTCCTTTCTTTTGTGTTACAATACTGTTGCGTACTTCGAGGAGTCGGACTTCGGTCTGGCTCTTCTCTCATTTTTCTGACTCTTCTCTTTCACAGTAGTTCAGATAGTCTTCGTCTTCGTCGTATGGTGCATCCCACGGATCCGGTTTGTATCTTGGTTCCTGTCTGCACTCATCGCATCCGTCACACTCGTGATTCGATGCATATACACACATGTATGCCATTACCTTCTCCCCCTTTTTCTCTGTGATGCTTCGTGAATAATCTCTGCGAAGTCTTCTCCGTACTTTTCGAGCTGTTTAAGCTCTTCATCGTTTGCTTCTCTTGGATGTGGCAGTGCTGCCATCCTTCCCACGAGAGCGAAACATTTATTAGATGTATCCTCATCATAGTTTTCCTTGATCGCCATTCTGTATGCGTGAAGGATTCCTGCCACGTCTGACGTGATATCCGTGATATCTCCGTTCAGTTCGATCGCTCCATCATTTGCTCTGATCATCTTTTTTCTCCTTTGTCATTGACATGTCCGTGATGGATGTGATGTCCTCATTGCAGTGTTCTACTGCGAGTGCCATGAAATTTGTTGCCGTGTTCACATCATCGAACTCATACTTTCTGTAACCGATTTCTACTACGTACTTCATTTTTCTCTCCTTTCTACTGCCATCCTGAAATAACGTATGCTGCGAGGAATGCCATCAGTCCGATGTACCCCTGGCAGTTAGTCCAGAACTTCTGTCTGTTCCATCTGTACTTCTTCATGGTGTTTTCTCCTTTCCGTGCTCTCCTTGATTGCTCTACCTTCGACGTAGTCATTCAAGAGTTTCAGTGGTATCTTCCAGTTCCGTCCTTCTCTGTATCCAGGAAGTTCTCCTCGATCGAGCATCTTCAGGACGGTATGAGGATCCGTGAGTAATAACTTGGATGCCTCTGTTGCGCTCACTACTAATGCCTTCATGACTCTCTGACCTCTTCAGTATCTTTTTCGGATACTTCCGGACTAAAAAAAATGTCGGTTACTTCTGATGTCGAGAGCTTATACCTGTCTCGGATGAATACGATCTCGGACTGCGTGAACTCCGCATCTGTCTCATTGATCTTCGCATTTAACCTTGATAGGCTTAACCCCATCGCATCAGCAAGCACCGACTGTTTACCGTCGTGGATCTTTATCAAACCCTTCAACATTCTTGAATTCATGACTTGCTCCTTTCCGTTTGTATCTTTTTTAGATACCAAAATATTAAACTACAAGTTGTATCCTGTCAAGATATTTTTTCTTGTTTTTTATAAATCTTGTGCTATAATTTAGATACTTAAAGGAGAAAACCATGAAGACAGCAGAGAAAATCAGACAATTGAGAATTGAAAAAGGTCTCTCCCAAGAAGCCCTCGGAGAACTCGTCGGAGTAAAGAAGGCAGCCATCAATAAGTATGAGACCGGACGTGTAGTCAACATCAAGAAGTCCATGCTCGTTAAACTTGCGGACGCTCTTGGTGTTCTTCCTGCCGCCCTTTTGGATGACGTTGACGGCCAGGCTGTATACAGCAGCGACGAACAGTGTCTCATTGAACTGTATAGGAAACTGAACGAGACAGGCAGACAGAAGATCGTATCATACACAGAGGATCTCGTTGCGTTAGGAAAGTATACTGATGATTGAATATCTTTTTGACAAGATATCAGATGCACCTGTCTATGTAGTCATCCTGGCTGCAATAGGCATCATTTGGCTTGTCAGAGAAATCGGAAACGAATCGCATGGCAACAAAAACAAACACGACAATTAATGGACATGAATACTTCCGGATCACACGGACGATCGGACACAAGATCGTAGACGGCAAGAAGATCCCGATCAAGAAACAGTTCCTCGGAAGATCCAAAACTGAAGCGGAGAGAAAGTACCAGGAATGGAAGGAAGAGCAGATTCGTAAAGAGTATGAGAAAAAGCTCGCACTCGATTCCGCCACCCTGGGAGAACGTGCTGAAGATTACATCGAGAACGTCCTGTCCGTATCGCAGAAGTATGCGACCGGAACTAAAACGAGATATGAGCAGGCATACAGGACGTACATTCAGGACACATACCTTGCCGACATGGTGCTCCAGGATATCAAGGCGCTCGACATTCAGAAGTTCTATAACTCCCTGGATGTTTCACGTCAAACACTCAAGGCCGTCCACAAGTTCATGTCCGCATTCTATAAGTGGGCAGTCCTGTATGGTTACGCTTTGAATGTTCTGGACGCTGTGGATCTTCCTGTGAAACCAGACAACAGCAGACACAGAGGAATCATTGTATGGGAAGATGACGAGATCCAGACTATACTTAAAAACATGGCTGCGTCTGTGGAGTCCTCACGTCCTCATAGACAGTATTTTTTAGTCTACCTATTACTTTATACGGGAATGCGTATAGGCGAGGCTCTCGGCTTAAAATACACGGACATACGTGATGATATAATCTATGTTGAACGTCAGAAATATCTGAATGAGCTGAAAGAACCGAAGTACGATTCCAGGAGACAGATCCCAATGCATGAGGAACTGAAGAAAGCATTCGAGATCCACAAGGCCTGGCACGAAAAAGAGATGAAGAAGAACCACTATCAGACCACCTTCGTCTTCACGACCA